AAATAAAACACTTGTAGTTGGGAGTTTTCCCATTATACTTTCTTGAGTATTGCCTCCTCTCACTTCCATTCTTGCATACGTTTTCTTGTATAGCTTAAATTGTTCTATGGGAGTCCCGCCAATGTTATCTTCGCGAACGTATTTCCAAACTTCTATCGGGTATCTTAAATCATTTGCATTCATCTTAAAATCTTATTGCTTGATATGAGTTAAGAATAGTTTCAAACACCTTATTATCATTCATTCCTCCCCAATTAAAGTCACTACGAGAGTTATCATATAGATCTGCTATCTTAATGAGTATGGCTTGGTTAATGAGTTCTGGTGTTTGATCTTCTTCGAATCCAGTATAAAATGTAATAGTCACTGGATCAGCGCATATAGAATTGGTCCATTGTAAAGTAAAATAATCATAATGAACAGATGTTTGGTAAAGAGTTCCTAGCGCTACGCTACTTGAATTAACTACACTAACTAAAGAAAGAAAGTTTCCTTCATATATCTTAAGAGTATCACTGTAAAAATCATCTATACGTAAAACGTTCAATGTTTTTGCTATTGCTTTATTCAAATATGCTTCCGCCATTTGAGTTCCAGCTTTTCGTAATTGCTCAAGATAATCATCATCATCAATAAAGTCGTTATCTAATCTAAGATGGCGCTTAATGGTGCATAATGATAAAGGATATATCATTCTTGTTTTTGTAAGTTGGTCATCTGGTATTGTATACGCTAAATTTCCACTACATGTATAACTGATAATCATTTATGAATACTTTTTTTATTTAAAAGGGAGGAGATGTTTTCCCCTCCCTTGTATAATTTTTAATCAATAAAGATTAAAGTGCGCTTGCATCAAGTATTTGAATAGCGCGAGGATTGTAAACTCCACTATCAAATAAACCTAATGTAGTGATCTTAACTTTTCCGCAACTTGCGTATGTGTAAGGATCGACTATCACTTCAATTCCACCCCATTGTCCAAGAACTGTTTTACTCCAGTCTGCTAAGAACAAGTGATTTGCTGGAACTGCGCATATTGCTGTTGCAGGATAACCATTTAATTGGTCATTTGCCCATGCTGGTCCAGCTATGCTTGCTACAGTTGCCATTGTTTTCAAGGTTGCTCTACCATTTGGTGTTGCAACGTATTTAGGAGATAATGAATAGCATCCTAAACTAGCTTCCATTGAAAGAATGTTAGCATAAGTGACAGTTGTTCCTGTGATAACTTGTTGTGCAGCGCCTGCATCAGTTACAACTTGCGTGAAAAAATCACTTACTACACCATTCCAAATTCCTGTGACAAGGTTATTCAAAAGTGATTGATAAATGTCAGGATTTGTTTGTGCAAGAAATTCTCTTGTAACACTTTGTGAATTGGTAATTCTACGAGGTGCTAAGATAATATCAGCGATATTCATTGATGCGTCACCATTACAAGTTGCTTCTGCTACGAAAGCAGCGGTTTCTTGTTCCATGTTTGGGAGAACTATCTGTCCATTAAGGCCAGTGTATATAGTCACGCCTAATCCTCTTAAGAAAGCTTCACCTGGAGATGTCATTACATCAACTGGTTTAACAGTCTTATTAAGAATGTCTGTGTTTGATGTCGATAACATCGGTTCTACTCTAAAAGTAGCTTGCTGTCCTTTTTCAACAGCGTCTATAAGAAAGTCTCTAAAGCGTACGCCTAATGATCTTTCGTCGAGAGTGATAGGATTTTGTTCCATTCTTTTAACGTTATTTTTGTTTAATTCTTCCTGTCTTTCTGCCATAAGGATATCGGCATCGAATTGTTTAATCTGGTCATCGAGTCCAGTCCATTGAGAGCGTAAGTCCTCAGTCATCTTTTCAGCATTTGAAATTACTTCCATTTGTGATACGAGATCTGCTCTTTCGGATTTTAATTCATTAAGTTTTTTCATGTTATGATTTTAATTTTAAAATTTTAATGTGTCTTTGCATACGTTCTTGTTCTTCAATTTCTTTTTCGTCATCAATGGCCATTTCTGGTTCATCTTCTGGCTTTGCTCTTTCGTCCCATTTCGATTTGCATATTGCATATGCTTGTTCTGGATCATCGGTTTCACCTCCATCCATTACATATGATACGCAACTTGAAATGAATTCTTCTTCATTATCACCTGGTGTGGGTTCCAATCTTTCAGTTTCATTACGAGCAATTATCTCAGTATTTGCATAAGCTCCATCTACAACGACGCTAACGTCATATAGTCTGGAGATTTTGTTTATTACGTGAGTTGTTTCGCCACTTAAATCTCTGGTCCATTGTTCATCACCTGGTTTAACGATAAATCCAAAAGAGTTTTCAAATAGATCGCCTCTCTTAACGAGTTCATAGACATCATTTCCTAGTGTTGTGTTCGGCACTTCTGCCTTAAAGCGTAATCCCCTCTCATCTGTTGATAATTGCAAGGTGCCTGATTTTGTGCGGGCCATCACTTTACCACGGTCGTGGTTGAAGGTCAGGATAACGTTCAAATTTTCACTCTTTAATATATCATCAAACGCTTGGCGTTTTACTACTTCTGTAAAAAGTTTGTTGTTTTCAAATATCGGTTTACTTCGCTGTTCAAATATGCTAGCGTATCCCTCTAAATATCTTTTCCCCTCTTCTTCGAATGCTCTAAAAGAGATTTGTTCTGGGTTTAAGTTTCTTAAAAGTCTTTTCATTTAAAAAAGTTATATTTGTTTATATATTCATTCCTCGTCAATATATTCATCAGTATCATCTTCGCCATCATCTTCTTCAAGATTTATACCTAATTCTTTTGCAAGATCTTCATTATCTTCATCTTCCATAACGTATTCACCACCATCATCTAAAGGATCTAATTCAAATACTATATCATTTGTTTGTGTTGGGAAAGGAGAAGAGTGATCATTTTCACCTAATAAGATTTCATCCGGAATTCCTTTGGGATCTAATGTTATACCCATTGCTTGTCTAAGTTTAACTTCTTCAGTTGTGCGTTGTTCATCAACTGGAAACGCTTTACAATAAAAGCCTGGTCCAGTAAAGTGTATGCATTTCATGCATATTGGGGTGTCAAAATTCATAGTTTTATCCTTTATATTTCATTATTTGTTTTCCTACTGCAATAGCAATTGGTCTTGGTTTTGGGTTATTATTATATTCGCTCCATGCTTCAGAAATAAATTCTTCTTTATTGGTTGCACCATATTGTGATAATTGACGTTGTGCGAATTTTTTTGCTTTCAAAACTCTTGTATCATTTTTTAATTCATTCCATTTTTTGTAATTTCTTGTTTTTGTAAATTGTTGATATTCATATGTTTTACTATTAAATGAATTCCATACTTGATTGATTTTTTCATCATCATCTAAATGATATATTGCTGTTATAGCATGTCCCATTTCATGATCTATTGTTGCTTTATATGTTCCGCAACCTTTTGGCCAGAAACCATCTTTGACGCATCGTGGTCCAGGAAATTCATCTCCCATTGCGCCTTTATTAAACATAAGTTGAAATTTTTGAATATCATCTTCATCACCTCTTTTCCATGTACGATATAAATATGCTGTTGTGCTATTATTTTTTCCACCAATTTTTCTAACTTCTATTTCAAATGGCTTTCCAGGTATTTCTCCTGTTTTTTCATTGATTTCTCCATATTTAAATTCTTTTAATTTTGTGAAATCCTCCATTGTCGTTGTGACGCCATTTACTAAATCACTTGCTAATTGAACATCACCTGCTCTTTTAACTGCATCTATATTCATTATGAGGCCATAATCTTCTCCTGCTTTTATTGCTTCATCAACATTATCAAACTTTTGTCCTTTTTTGAAACGTTTTGGTTTACCTTTCATTGCTGGAGCTTTTTTTCCTTTAACAACTTTCTTAGGTTTACCTCTTCCTCCTAATGATTTTGCTTCATTTGATGCGCCATCACTATCTCCGGAACCACCTATTTGTCCTGGGCGCCCGCCATGTCCGAAGTTTCCTGAACCGGCGCCTCCCCTAAAAGAACGTTGATCTCCCGTAGATGTATCCATTGGCGCTACTGGCGCTTCAGGTTCTGGACCAAAGTATTTATTGTATATCTCTTCCATTGGGAGATAATTTCCAGCAACCATGTGCATATCACCTGCTTCGTATGTAGGCCATCCTTCAATTTTTGCTATATCATTAACTGTAATTACACCAACACCTAAAAGTGCTTTTAAATTGTTTATTCTTGTTGTGCTATCAGTTTCTACTAACGCGTTA